ATACCATGAGATGATCATTTACATCCGACGGGCTTGAATTTCTTTCTTGTTGTAACTCTTTGAATAATTGTTGATACTTATTCATTATCCTTCTTCATCAATGAATTCGTCTGTAATTATTACATCATCAATACCGCCATCGATACCTGCTTGATATTTGAATATGTAAGCATCGCAAATTCTTCTGTATAACCTATCCTTTGCTGCTGGGTTACTAATAACCTTTTCAACAAAGTCTTTGCTTTGAAATTTTAATTCACCAAACGTTTCTCCGGTTTCGTGGTCAACATCTTCCAATGTATACCATGCACCTGATTGTTTAACCAAATCAAAATTTTTCATGATAGCCAACCAGCCACCGTAATTGTCAATACCACTATCATAGTAAATTTCATAATCTACTTTGCGATGCGGCGGACCCATACGATTCTTAACTACCTGTACATTTGTTTTGCTACCTACAACTTGTTCTACGCCATTAACTTTGGCTTTGATCATTCCGGTGTTTTTAAGACGAAGTCGAACTGATGCGTGGAATGGAATTGCCTTGCCACCTGCAGTTGTCCATTGGTCGCCAAATGATACACCTAATTTTGTACGTAACTGATTTGTAAAGATCAAACAAATACGCTCACGTGCAATCCAATTGGTTACCTTGCGCATTGCTTTTGATAAGATGATTGATTTTGATGTTGCATAACCATCTTTATCATATTCAGCTGACATTTCTATTTTTGTAGATGCACCCATGATTGAGTCTACAATGATTGTCACTAAACGATCTTTATCTGATTTTCGAACGCCTTCTACAATTGTTTCAATTGTTTCAAAAATTTCTTCAATTGTTTCTAACGGTACATATAGCATTGTTTTTAAATCAACGCCAATTGCCGTTAAGAATTCTGCACTCGTAGCAGATTCAGTATCAATATAAACAGCCAATCCACCTTTCTTTTGCGTTTCTGCTAAAGTATGTGCTGCTAATAATGATTTACCAGATGCTTCTAATCCGGTAATTTCAGTAATCCGTCCCACAGGAAATCCACCATAGGGACGGTTTGAAATTGCTAAATCAAGCATCGAGCAACCTGATGAAATCCATTCTGATACATTGCTTGGAGAATCTTCATCGCCATCTAAAAAGAACGCGGTCTTAAGATTTTGTCCTTTAAATTGTTTGTTGATACTATCTGCTAATGTACTTGCTAGACTGTCTTCTAGTTCCAGTTTACTTTTACTCTTTGCCATCTATGACTCCTTCTTAATTGAATAAATCATTGAATGCATCTGCAACTGAGTCTACTTTTGTAGCTGCTGGTTTTGATGCTGATGTTGTTGCTGGTGCTGCTGCAGGTGTAGAAGTTTCTTCTTCTGAGTCAACATCTGAATCTGCATTTTCTGGATTCATCCATTCTTCTAATGCTTGTTGCAATTCGTCAAATGACGGCTCTGGAAATAAATCAGTAATTTGTGGTTGATTCATAATCTTCTGAGCAACTTCTTTATCTTCTGTTGCAGGTTGCGTATTTGGTTTAACACGAATTGCTGTCTTAGGATATGAACCTGCACCTTCTGCTGGTGTAAATTCTACATCAATATCACGGCCATTCATTAAGTCGGTAATATCACCATAATCAGCATCTGCAATAATAGAAAGCAATTCCGTATAAATGGTTTTACCAAAGCCCCAGAATTTAACTCCCTCAGATTCTTTACCACGAACGATAACAGGAACATATGTTCTCATTTTCGGTTCAATTTTACGACCCATGAGCCAATCTTCTTTGTCTCCGGTCTTTTTCAATTTCTCAGCAAACTCTACAATTGGATCTGCATTTCCGAAGGTGATAGGTGACAACATGGTTTTCTTACCAATGTCATAATGGAAATACAATTCTAGAAATGGATTTTCTTTGCGATGAACGTAAGGGACGATGCGAACACGTGTCTTGCCAGATTCAGGCTTCCAGATGTTGCTTTTTTTGTCATCGGTTTTGTTTAATTGATTAAGTTTCGCTTTGATAGCGTCAAGGTTAAGTGCCATAAGTACTCCTTTAATTGATTAAGTTAATAAAATATTTAAATTATAATTACAATATAAGTAATTAATTCGTTAATTCAAAGTTAATTGTTAAGTTTTTTTAAACTATTAAGTTATTATAGATTTTATTTTAAGTTTATATCATAATATTTTTTCATGATATGTTTAATATATGCTGGTAGAATTTTTGAATCTGTATCTAACATAATTGCATATGCAACGCCAGCTGCAGAAAATTCTTGTACGGCATCTTCTAAATAACTTTTATAAACATATTCTGCAAAACGTTTATCTGATTCTTCATTTTCATGTAAATTTTTTGTATTAAAACGACGCATATTTTCTGCTAAGATGTGTTCTAGTTTTTTCATAATTTATCCTATATAAATAAATATCAATTCTATTAAAAATTTAATTAGGATTGATTTCGTAATCTTTCTTGTGCAACATTCTAGTATATAATTCATAGCCGCCGGCGATAACTGCATCTAAAATTTCTTGATATTTGAGATCTTCATCATCAATTACTTCGCCATTTACTTGAATCACCGTCATTCCATCGATAGTTTCTAATTCAAATGGTTTACCATTATAAGTACCGAAAACTATTCGAGACATTTTGTGAACACTTCTATCATCAACAAAAGACGTATGCTTTAAATTTTTATGTACACTCCCGTTGATTATTTTGATAATCGGGGCTTTTTCGCCAATCATTGCAAGTGCAGTTATATTAGGTGGTAAATCGGCATTATCTGAATCCCAAATACTTTTAAGTTTTCCGCCTACGTATTTTGATAATGCATTTGCTAAAGTAGTATGAATTTTGTGTTTGATTTCATTTCTATCATATGGATTTTCAGGTAGATTCCAGTTACTATTATCGAAATATGCTATAGTAGTTACTCCTTTTAGATGTGAACTAGAAACTAGTTTTCCTTTTAATTTATCTGGCTTACTAGTTCCCGTAAATCCATATTGTTTTAATATCGGATCATTTGCAAGAGATGAGTTTTCTGTATCATCTGGATAACCGTTATTGTTTTGATCAGAATCTTCGTTTAGATTCTTAGTTTTGAATCTACGCATACTTTCTGCTAATAAGTTTTTTAATTTAATCATAGTTAATTCCAAACGATTTTCTTGAAGAATACAAGATCTATTACGCGGTATCCTGCTTCGTCTGTGAGGATAAATGAATTTTGATATATGCTCCAATCAAGTTGGAATGTTTTATCTAATACACCATTGTTTACGGCTCTAATAATTTCATTAAGTGCATTAACTGTATACAATGTATTAGTTTCTTTTTTGCGGTGGATGCTAATTGTATTTTGACCTCTTTGAGTGCCAGCATCTGCATTGTATGTGCAATACAAATTATCTGCAGATTCTGCATTTGCAAATACAAATATTCTGCGTTCTGGTATAATGTAACTTTGCTGTATATATTCCGTTACTATGTTTAAATCTGACCTATGTGCGAATGTGCAAAGTAGTTGTGTTTTCAATGATTATCCTTGTTGTTCTAGATATGGGTAGTTTTGAGATGATGGTACCGAACGTAATACAAATCTATATCGTCCTTGTGATACCGATTCAATTACAAATGCTTCAGGATTAGCTATATGAGGCTGTGGATTTCTTTTATTATAATAAATCAATCCTAAAATTTCTTTAAAGAAATTATCTTTAATAGAAGTTAATTCAAAAACAAAGTCTTTAGGTTCTTTAATAAACAAATTTCGTTCTACGCGTTTAAACCATATAGCTGCATTAGTATTAATATTATCAATTGGTTCTCCAATTCGTACTCCTGCAGGATTTTCTTCACCAGCAGCTAATTTAATTTTTTCAGCATCTGCATCTGATATCCAATATGATTGCGTTTCGCCGCCGGCGGCAACAGTTAAACGAGTATCTTTAACGTCACTATCTAATTCAGTTTGATAAAATATTTCGTGTAATTCTTTGAAACCTTCATACCAATTATGAAATGCAGATTTCTTCCATTCCATTCCGCCAGATAATTTGCTATCTTCAATACTTTCAATGAATCGTGTTTCAAATATCATTATTAATTTTTTAAGAGATTCGGCTGATTCAGGATTAACCATATGTTTTAAATATGTATATGGATCTCCGATCGTTTTAAATGGCAACACGATATCTTTATAAAATTCTCGAATTCGTTCCGTTAATTTAAATCTAGTAGCTACACCTTCTTTAGCGGGGTCAAACTTACCTGAATCTAATTCTTTAACTTCCCATTGACCATTTGGCATAACTATATCATGATATTCAGTGCCGCCTGGTTTTGAGTCTTTAACGCCTAATAGTATTGATACTTCACCATTACCCATTCCACCTCGTGCGCCGCCGATATTTACTAAAAAGAAATTTGCAAATGCTTTCCATCCTTCTTGCACAAATGATTCAATTGAATGTACCCTAAAATTTTTATTAAATTCTCGCTTTGCATCTTCGGAGAGTGATCTATATATAGATAAAATTTGTATATTTACTTCATTAGGTAAACCAATTGAAGTTATTTGTTCAATAATAGAACTATTATCTTCTTGTTGAGATGTTTGTGATATAGAATCTGTAGATTGTTCACTTAATCGTTGTGCTCGTTCTACAATTTGTTGAGCTTGATTAGATGTTATATTTGCAGTCTCTATTAAGACATCGTATAATATTTTGTAATCTTTAGCACATGTAGGATAACCTTTAGGCAATCGAAAACACCATTCTGTTAAAATTAAGTCAATGTTCATAAAGAAATAGTTTTTATTTTATTAATAAATATCAAATGATAAAAAGTTAATTCATATTTTTACAATTAGAAAAATGAAAACGTTTCATTTGAGGCTCGCCACCGGTTTTTTTACAATGTGGACATGTTATTTTATTTTTTGGTTTATTTTTTAAGGTATTACTTATCTTAGTTTTAGTTTCTTCACTTATTATTTGTAATTTACGTTTTTCTCTTATTTTAATTTTTTGTTCTTCGCTGATATTACGACCTTTATTAGATAAACCTAATTTTCTAACTTGTTCTTGTTGTAATTTTTTTCTTCGTTCATAATCATATGAACTAATATTATAACTTCGTTTATGTCGTTTACTTTGCGGATTCATCATCCTCCATAATGCATAATGTAATTTATCATTATCTGGATAAATTTCACAAAGTAATTTATGAGCTATGAAATGTTCTCTTGCGGTAAGTAATACTAAATTATCATTATCATCATTGCCGCCTAGGCATTTCGGAACAATATGATGTTTTTCATAATATGAATCAGTATCATTCTTTATTCGATTTTTATTTTTCGAAGATTTAATTAATTGTTGATATATATACTGATAATTCATTTAATATAAATATGTTGTATCTCATCGTATGTATCGCCAACCTTCACTTTTACTGGAAAGTTGCCTTGTTCCAACGTTTGTTTGATTTGAGGTAATAACTCCTTTGCTTCTGCATAATCTACATCGAAAAGTATGGAGTCATATGTATAAAGTATCATGCAACTTGCATATGGTTCAATCAAATCTTGCACTTGCTTCAATTTAAGAACTGATACTTCGGTTTCTACTGCTTGTAAATAATAGTTAAACAATTTATTAGCAGTCATATTCTGCATACCATCCTTGCAGATATTGCGTTTCAATACAGGCGTTTCAACACAACCTGTGCGTTTCCATTTATTCCATATTTTGTATACAAAATCATTTACTTGTGCAAAAAATGGTATGCTTAAGAATTCTCGATCAATACCTCCGTACAACAAACGGAATGT